ATATGAGGTGGTTTATGGCGCGTTCTGGACGTCCGGCTCGTCAACGAAACGACCTCACCAAATGTCCCTCGCAGTCAGCCGGTTTCACTGGCCGTCGATGTCGCCGCCTTGCCCAATCACAAGGAGCCCTTAAAAATGTCCCTATAATGAATAGGGACTCTAAGGTAACTGAGCATACCCCAGCTACATGTCACAGAGATTAAGGGAGGAAAAACTGGAGGGTGCTGGAGCGGTAGAAGGAGAGGGCATGGTTTCTAAGGAATTACGCGGCGATCCTTGGGGGAATCCTCGTAAGCCCAAGGGATACAATAGGTTACGGAATCATTTGCGAAAGGGATACTCCCTATAATAGGTATTATGGTTAGTATCCATGCGTTTCTCTTGCGTTCCCTCACGAAAATCCCTCTCCGTGGCCTCAGAAGCCCTAAGTCGTTGGGGTGCAAGGGGTTGGGGCGGAACCCCCGGAAGCGGGTCCCCCCATTTCCATTAGATTGGCCCCCCTCAAATTGGTACCTAATTTTCGCCCCTTAATTTGCCCCACGAGGTAATATTCGTTAGTATTGATGAATTAACAGGAGGATGGCCTATGGCTAAGAAGAGTACGGTGTCACTACCTGCTCCTCTGGAAAAGATCCAGAGGAAATGGGGTACTGTTAATGAGGATAGGGCAAAGGCGGTAGCAGTTGAGGAGGTGCTGTCGGCGTTTATAGATATGGATGAGTATTATCGGAGCAGGATAGATCGGTTGGATGAGCGTATTATAGAGATATCGGATAAGCTGGCTAAGGTTCCGGCTGTATGGACAGGAGATACGTCGAAGAATGAATGATCCGTATGGAGGAAGACCGCCTTTTGTGGCAGGGTCTGATACGAGCGAAGAAGCAGCTGATTCAGTGGAGCCTACTACGGAGTCTATGCGCCAGAAGGTGCTGGGGCTTATAAGGCAGGCAGGTCCTTATGGAGTTACGGACGACGAGGTAGAGGTTGCGCTTGATATGCGCCACCAGACAGCCAGTGCCAGACGGCGGGAGCTTGTGCTGTCGGGGCATGTCAGGGACACCGGTAAGCGGAGACCTACCCGCAGTGGACGATCAGCCACGATATGGCGTGAGAGCGTAAAGGATGGAGGTGGATATGCCCAGACTGTTTTGTTATAACGCGAAAGTGAGCAGGGTGGTGGACGGGGATACGGTGGATGCTGATCTGGATCTGGGGTTTAAGGTCTTTACCAAACAGCGGATCAGGCTGTATGGGATTAATGCTCCAGAGTCGAGGACACGGGATCTGGATGAGAAGAAACGCGGTAAAGCCGCTACGGCACGAGCCAAAGAGCTGTTGCAGTATTCGGATTCGGAGTGTGTTATTGAGAGCCACGAATTCGGGAAATACGGTAGGGCTCTGGGGACTATATGGTTGCCGGACGAAAATATGGTTGATGCCCTGAGTCAGGAGGTGCGCTTGGGGCTGGATGAGCTGAGGAGGTTTTCAGACGGTGAGTATACGAGTTTGAATGAGGTACTGGTTAAGGAGGGTCACGCTGTAGAGTACTATGGGGGTACAAGGTAGTTGTTTTGTATGCCGAAGGTGAGATTCTGGAATAGGCGTACTTCGACTAAGCCCTGTGTCCCTGAGAATCACAGGAGTCGAAGTCGCCCGTATGCCGATGGAGCCGATCCCATCACAGGCCCGAACATCGGGGTATCAGCCCTGTCCGGTCGAGGAGCAACTGTAACCCACTCTGATCAGTGGATTATCCGGCGACCTCCTCAGATCTTGCGATCCACTTCCCGCCTCGCTGGTTTGGATAAGCCCCATAGTACCAGCACATCTCCGATTAACGCTATTGGCCTCTGGCTCCCACTAATCGGGAGTTCAAAGGTGGCAAAATCACTAAAGAAAGTCAAGGAAAAATGGTTAAAACATGGGGGCGGGTGCGCTGTCCGTCCTGTAGAGGGAACGATGCGATAGTTACATCTGCTTGGATGCGTAAGGACGGCGACGAAAGGGTGCGTCGAAGGCGGTGCCCTTCCTGTCAGCATGAATTCAAAACTATAGAGGTGAGAGATGAAGACGCTATACATAAATAGGTTTGCAAGTTCGGAGCATGGCACCCGTTCAACGGTTACTTATGAGGATAGTCTATGGCATGGTATTGAGCGTCCATGGCTGGATAATCTCCCCTATGAAAGCTGTATCCCTACGGGCACTTATACTCTTTTGCCATGGAATTCCCCGCGATACGGAGAAGTTTATATATTTGTAGGAGGCAGTGTAGGTCTCACTGAGGGCGATGGTGCTCGCTTTGCCTGTCTGATTCATCCGGCCAACTGGCCTCGTCAGTTACAGGGGTGTCTTGCGCTGGGGAAAAAGAGTAGCGAGTATTACGAGAAAGAAAAGTCAGCAGCCGTATGGAGTTCTAAGGATGCTTTAAGTGACTTTCGGGAGACTATGGGATACGAGCCCATGCAGGCAATCATACGCTGGGTGCTTCCATGAAGGCTGACACACCTGAAATTACCGCCTATTTGAAGCCTGTGTGTGGCTGGAGTGCTGGCGTGCGCGACGTATTTGCCAAATACAATTTGACCTACGAAGACAAAGATATCATTAACGACCCCAACAACTATGCGGAGATGGTCCAGAAAAGCGGACAACCGTTATCCCCGTGCGTAATGGTTAATGGTGAAATGCTCGCCGATGTCAGCGGCGAAGAGGTTGAATCCTGGATGCTACAGAAGGGTGTAGTAGAGCCCGCCACCGTATAACTTCGGCAAGATTCTTGAGATACTGCAAAAAGACATGCCAGCAGATGATGCGGTGGAGTACTTTGAATACAACATTGCTGGACTGGGGGTGGAAAATGGCCCCATTTTCATATCGCCAGTAACGCTATGATCTGGTTGGAAACGGTTGACAATGAGTGGATAGCAGTAAAGGATGGGAAATTCGATGGCGAGAAACGGAAATTTAACGACAACGAAAAAGTCACACTTATCGAAGGCCAAGGCGGAGGCGTTCCTGTCGAAGCTGGGCGAAGTGATGGACGTGACAGCGACAGCCAAGATGATCGGCCTGAAGTCAGCTCGCGCCCTGTACGCGGAGAGGAAAGCAAACCCGGAGTTCGCCGAGCGGTGGAAAGAAATAGAGGACGCACGTCTCGACCAGCTCGAAGCACTCCAGTGGCAAGCGGCCCTCGAACACCGAGAGGATCGACGCTGGGTTCTGTCCCGCCGCAGACCGGGTCAGTGGAGCGAAAAACACACCGTGGGCGGCAAGGTAGAGGTAGAACACACGGTTAACATCAAAGAGCTGTCTACTGAAGACCTTCAAAGGATAGCATCACGGGCAGTGGAAGCTGAGTATAGCATTGAATAAGGTTACGCCTGAAGAAGCTGCGGCTGAGATTCTGCAAAGGCAAGACGCACAGGATCGCCTACTGCCGTTTGTCCAATACACTATGCCGGGATACCAGCCCGGTAAGCACCATACGCTTATAGCAGAAAAGCTTGAAGAGATAATACGGGGGGAATGTACGCGCTTGATTATCCAAGCACCCCCTCGTCACGGCAAAAGCCAGCTTGCTACCATCCATTTCCCTGCTTGGTATTTGGGTAAAAACCCCGGTAAACAGGTCATAACTGCCTGTCATAACACGGATTTAGCCCGTGTTTTCGGGCGTCAGGTGCGTAATCTAATCCGTACTGACCTATATAGAAACATATTCGATGTGGAACTGGCCCATGACGCCAAGGCTGCTAATTTTTGGAACACCTCTTCAGGGGGCATTTATTTTTCAGCGGGTGTAGGCAGTGGTATCGCAGGGCGCGGTGCCCACTTGCTGGTAATTGATGACCCGATAAGGACGAGACAAGATGCGGACTCCAAGTCATTGCGAGATCAATTGTGGGATTGGTATAGGTCTGATCTTTATACTCGTCGGATGCCCGACGCTGCCGTTGTTTTAATCGCCACCCGCTGGCATGACGACGATCTTACCGGACGATTACTACACGAACAGGAGCAAGGGACGGGTGATACGTGGGATGTTATTGATTTACCTGCACTGGCGATGGAAGATGATGCACTGGGACGCGAAGTAGGGGAACCATTGTGGCCTGAATGGTATCCATTGGAAATATTAAATCAGACCAAAAGAGTGACTATGGCTTCAGGGGGACCCCGAGAGTGGTCTGCCCTGTATCAACAACGACCCATTGTCGATGAAGGTGCCTACTTTAAGAAAGACTGGGTGCGCTACTACGACTATAGAGACCTTATGTCGAGGGTAGATCCACTTGGAAAACGTAAGTATTTACATATATATGGGGCGTCTGACTATGCCGTCAGTGGGGATGGAGGTGATTTCACCGTTCACATTGTCGGAGGGATTGACCCCAATGACGATCTCTACATCCTTGATGTATGGCGACAACAGGCAGATTCCGATGTCTGGGTGGAGTCTGTTCTTAATTTAATGCGTAAGTGGAAGCCCATGCAGTGGGCTGAAGAGGCGGGGCAGATTGAGAAATCTGTAGGACCCTTCCTTACAAAGCGCATGAGCGAGGAAAAAGTGTATTGCCGCAGGGAGCCTTACTCATCTGCCAATGACAAGCCGACTCGCGCCCGGGCCATTCAGGCTCGAATGAGCATGGGAAAAGTTTTCCTGCCAAAGGATGCGCCGTGGATAGATCAATTTTTATACGAGATATCACGGTTTCCTGCTGGATCTCACGACGATCAAGTGGATGCCTTATCTTTGCTTGGTCGCATCCTTGATAAAATGAGCACGGGGCAAAGCCCGGTTACCCCTCTTTCCGAAGATCTTGTTCCTACAACGTATGGGGAAATATTCAAGTATAATGTTCGTACGGACAAGCGGCGTCCACGCGGAGTAGGGCGAAGAACGGGGATTGTTATCGAAGAAAGAAAGTATGATATCATCGACCCTATGATACCCTCGGAAAACTAAGAGTGCCCTTCAAAGGGGATCAGTCAAATCTGACTGACTTTCCGTCAAATCTGACGGGCACTACACATGTGGAAAACTTTGTTGACAAATGGAGGTTTTCCACACTATCTTCTTGTTAGATCTCCCCTTACTCCCTTTGTATACATATGGCGGCTTATCCTACGGCGGGTAAAGACCGTGTTGCTTATTGGACGAGGCGCATCGATCACGTCGCACAGCGACTTAAGCCGGTGTTTGATGCGTCTAACGTCCTTGTTAAGCAATACTATAACGAGTCAACGACCCAGCGTGAAGACGAAAATTCGTTAGACGGGGAAGCGCACACCTCTCGCATTAAGGCTAATCTGATCTTTGGATGGATTGATCAGAGCATAGCAAACCTCCTCGAACGCAACCCACATTTTACAACTGCTCCACTGAACCCAGAGTCGGTAGAAGGGTCTCGTGTAGTCAGTGCGATTTCCAATTACTGGTACCGGGAGACAGAGCAGCTTCGTCAAGACGAGCGAGTATTGCTTGATGCTTTCCTGCGTCCTTATGGAGTTAAAAAGCTGGGCTGGACTACGGATGTTGATCAGCGAGTGTTTGATATTATCAATGAGCCGCAGTTTGATTTTGGAGATGATCTTGAGCAAGACATCCTTACTCTTCTTACGGGCCAACAAACCCGGGTGTCTAAAGATCAGAATCACGAACTCCACATAGAAGCCAAGTCAAATTTATTACAGAATCGTGATGCGGAGATGCTTGAAGAGGTGGTGGTAATTATTGAAGAAAACCTCGCCGCTCACAAAAAGATGTTGGACCGTCCGCAACCAGATGTGCACACGGGAATTCAGTGGGAAGCTCCTTTTGGACAACGCTGGAGACCGGATCACTTTTTCTTAGACCCTCTTGCTCAAGACGGTCTTAAGGATGCACAGTGGATTGCCTTTAAGTCTATGCGGCGCATAGAAGACGTAAAGAGTAATCCCAATTACAAAAACACTAATGGCTTAGAAGCTTCTACCCGTCCTGAGGATGCGCCTTCGTTTAATGCACGAGACGGGGTTGATGAAGACGATTTTGGGTTGGTTACCATATACGAGGTGTGGGCAAGGGACTTTCCCATGTCGGGAGGCCGGAGACGTAACCACCTTTTTGTGTTTGCCGAAGGCCATGATAAGCCCCTGCGTGAAGACGATGAGTGGCCTTACACTACTATAGAAGACTTCCCTGCCGAAGTTATTTCTCTTACTGCTGGGCCAAATGAGTGGTACACCAAGCCGGTACTGACAATGGCAGGGGGAGACAATATTCAGGCGTTGACCAACGAAATACTGGACTCGGTCTTGTATGTTGTCAGGAAAATGAAGAATGTAATCTTATACGATCCCGATGTAGTAGAGTCGGACACGATAGACAATATTCTTATGTCCCCTGATATGTCGGTGCATCCGGTCCGTGGACTTTCTAATTCAGCCAATCCGGCAGTTCAAGTTGTTAACTTTGGAAGAGTCCCGAGTGACAGGGGCAATTTGCTGAATCTGATTCAAGGCTTGTTTGATCGCGCCGCAGGTACTCCCCAACCCGTGGCGGTGTCAATGGATACGGCAACAGAAGCTTCTATCCACGAAAAAAGAACCTCGGCGCGAGAAGCGCGGCGTGGAAATTTAATGGCTGAGTTCCAGACGAGAACGGCAAGGAAGTTCTGGCAGATGACCACGCAGTTCCGCCCGGAGAGGATGTTTATGATTCATCCGCAAGCGGAGGAATGGGCGACGGTCACACCTGAAATAGCCATGGGAGAGTATCGGTTTACTATAGATATAGGCTCTCAGGCCCAGTCGGTTGCTCTGGAAAGGAAGCAATGGCAGGATCTTCTTAATCTATTCAGCGGTTTGGCCGGACTGTTTCAGCAGCTATATGGACCGGAAGCAATGCCCAATCTTCAGAAATTGGCAGAACGCTTGTTGGTGCGTGGGTACAATGAGATGTCACCTGAGGAGATTCTTCCTGCTTTGGCAAATGTGCAAGGACAGGATACTAATACAATAGAAACGCAGGCTGCTATACAGCAAATGCTGGCAGGGACTCCCGGGGAGGCTCCGACTGAAGGGCCAACCGCAGGAGGCCCTCCTACTGAAACGGAAACAGGTGCACGGGCGGGAGCGGCTATGCCGCGTCAGTTTAGAGAACCTGCTCCGTCAGGTGCCCGACAGGAGGGTCAGGCTCAGGGACCATGATCGAAGAACTGTTTGGTCCCGGTAAGACGACCACTCGTGACAAGGTCATGGGGAAAAAGAAGAAAAAAGGCAAGAAACTGCCGGATAGTCCGGCACTGATGATTATTATGCTGGGAGACAAAAAGCACTCTAAGGGTGACAAGCATGGCAAACGGACTGATTAAAACAAGACAAAGGACCGATAAGGATTTTAGGCCGGGCTCCTTGAGGCAGGATTCAAGGAAGGGGCCAAAAAGGAGGTATGGTGAGCAGACTATTGACGTAACAGAAACGGGCAGGGAAATTGGCCGAAGGCTTAAAGGTAGGGCAGAGGAGGCAGGCCGGAGGGTGGAAGGCAAGGTGGCAGATGTTGAAAAAAAGCTCCAAGCGGGTACCGCAAGAATTGGCGAGGCGGCTGAACATCTAAAGGGTAAGGTCTCTAAGACGGCTAAGAGGGCGGGTAAGTACCTGAAAGAGGGAGGAACTCCTACAGGGGAGATGAATACGGCTGCAATCCGCAGGGAGATTGAAAGATTAGAAAAGGAATATGATCCGAAGAAGGCCGAGCGATTTGGAGGAAAGCCCGGAAGCCGTAAATCCCGTCAGCGATCTTCTCATCGTGCCAAGCAGCGGCGACTCGAACGTCTGAGCGCAGTCTTAGTTGACCGAGAAGAACAAGAGGCAGGCTTTGATGAAGGAGTTGGAAAGCTTGCAGCTGAAGAAGAAGCAAGGTGGGCCAAGGAACAGGCGGGAAGGAAAGCGCAAGGGATTAACCTGAAAAGTGGCTCCAGAAGGCCACCTTCAAATATTCACACAACGGCCAGAGATCCCTTGCCTGATGATGATTCTCCTGAAGCCTTGATGGAAACAGACATTACATCTCCCGTTACACGGCGTGATCCAACGGTAACACCTGCTACACAGCAGGCAATTACCGGAGGGGGAGGGGCTCCTGTTACGGCGAGAGCCGACGCGACGCAAGTATCGAGTTCGCCAAATGTACTTCCCCCGGGTGCCAGACCTCCCGCTGAAGATCCCAACAGACAACGAAGCGTATTTGAGGGGCCATCAGGCCCGGCGACATCGCCGCCAGCTTTAGGTCAGGTCGTAAATGGCCAGATGGAAGCCAGTCCAAGGCAAGTTACTACATCTCCAGAGAGTGCGGCTCCCGTCGCAGGCGCAGACCCAGCTCCCGACTCCACGGTCGCCAGTAGGACTGAGCCTACCTCTGACATGGTCAGGGCGTCTGCTCAAAGGGTGTCAGAGACTCCTAACCTTGCAGACCAGATGACAAGGCTAAGGGGCGGAAGCGTTTCCGATGAGGGGACTGATGAGATCACACGTCGGTTTGGCGAAGGAGAAGCACTGACAGTAGACGACGGCTTAGGAGATCATGTAAATAATGCCCGGGGAACAATAGATCGAATAGATGAAATAGAAGAGCAAAAGGACCTTACTACAGACGAGAGAATTTCGGCAGTCCTTGACGGACGCTCTGGTGCCAGAGAATTTAACGGTATGAGAAATGGGAAACCCATTTCTTATACCATTGAGGTGGACAGCGATGGCAAGGTCAGGGCTACCGGGATTGCAAAAAAGAATGTATTAAAGCAGATGCGTAAGGACTCCGAAAGCCTGCTTAATATTGCATTGGGCACTGATGCTGGTCGCAGCGAGGATTCTTCTTTCTGGGACAGGTTTAGAGAGGAACAAGCAGATCCGGCTAATTGGCCGGGGAGCTATGCCATTCCGGCTGAATATAGATCTCCAGAAGCGAGAGTTGATATGCTGGGAGATCAGTTAGTGGGGGCAACGAGCCTCGTGGGCGCAGGTCAAGCCGCAAGGCTTGCCGGACCAGCAGGTAGGGCAATAGAGAGCGGAGCAAGGAGAGTCGCTCCGAATGTTGTTGCAAATATTGGAAGACGGACTGGCCTTGGAGTTAATCCACTATTAAAAGCAGCCAAGGGTTATTTTGGGAGGTAAGTCATGCCACAGGTAGGCGGTAAGCGTTTTTCTTACGATAAAGCAGGGTATGCAGCGGCCCAAAAAGAGGCCGCTAAAACAGGTAAGCCACTGAAGAAAAAGAAAATAAGCCCTGCTAAAAAAGCGGCTTACGAAAGAATGATGGGTAATTAGAATGGCCGATTACGAAAAGTTCGTCAATCCTTCAGGTGGCGAAGTTCCCGATTGGGCAAAGGGAAAGGTTCCCAAGGGCTTTGTTGTTGGAAAAGCCAAGATGGCAGACTGGGCCAGAACTTCTGAGGAGATGAAAAAGAAAAGCCGTAAATGGCAAAATGAGGTTGGACGTGCGGTTGATAGAGCAGAGAAAGATGCTTTTGATCAGGTTCGGAAGTCTCGAAGTAAGCAGCATCCAGTAGGGCCACATGATCCTAAGAAGCTATTGGAAGAAGGAAAGCGACAGAAGAGGCGTTTGAAGAGGACGGGCCATCATTCGCCAAGATTAAAAAATGGCTATACATGGGAAGCATATCGAAGTGACGATGGTGTGGCTTCTGTGCTAATAGACACAACAAGCCTATTATCCCCTAAAGGCCAGTGGCGAATACATAAGAAAAAGGGCAAGTAAGATGGCTAAAAAAAAGAGTAGATTCAAGCAGTTTGCCAAGGGTGCCGCTCTTGGGGCGGCGGAGCAAAGTGCTGAAGAGATTGAACAGCTTATGAATGCACTTAAGGGAAAGAAAAAGAAAAATGGTGGGGGTGGGGGACTGGCAGACCCGGGAAGTCTCACGCAATTTTTGCCATTTTTAGCCGGGTCTGACCCCGCGATGAAGGAAAATGTTAAGCTTGTTGGGGAGTCTCCCTCTGGATTGAATGTGTATCAGTTTACATACAAGCCCGGCCTTGGCCCCGAAGGAGTCTATGAAGGCGTAATGTCCAATGAGATACCCTCCGAGGCAGTGTTAAAGGTTACCGGTGAATTCGATAGAGTTTTTTATAATAAAATCGACGTTGAATTTAAAAAGGTAAAAGAAAACTAATGGGATTTAAAGACTTTGCTCGGGGAGCAGCACTGGGGGGTGCTGAGCAAGTGGAGGAAGAGGCGAGGAAAAAGAAAAAGCGAATGGAAGAACTGGCTAAGTTAAAAAAGAAGAACGGGAAAAACGGGAAAAACGGGAAGAATGGTTTGCCGGACTCTGAAACCTTAGAAGACTATGTGGGCCTTCGTAATCAATTTACAAATGGCCCCCGCCACAGGCGTTACGGCCAAGGGATATAGTGCCTAATTACGATTACAGCTGTCCCAAGTGCTACGTCCAAGAAGAGCGTAGCGTCAAAGACAGGTTAGTGGCTCAATTCTGTCACTGTGGTGCAAAAATGAACAGGCAGTTTCCTGTCGAGGCGGCTAAGAATTTTCAGCCGTTTGAGGCGTATTACGACGAAGCACTGGAC